AGATTCTGCGCCGTGGTTAAATTAGCGCCCGCTGTGGTTAGGGCGTTAGGAATTGCTAAGGCGTTGTTAAATCCAGTTCCATAAATACTCTGGGCACCCGTGGCTGCGGAAGTCGCGCCGCTTCCCAAACCGCTAAAGCCAGCGCCCGCTTGGAAGTTGCGTTGTCTTTCCTGTTCAGCTCGTGTCGCTGCGTCATTATAGCCCTTGTAACGAAATTCAAACGGGATGCGGTCAAGCTCAGACATACGAACGCCAGTTGCCGTATCGCCAAACGAAGCCGCCCCACGTTGCCCTACATTAGATAGAATAGCCGCCTTGGCTTTCTCGCCAGCGTATTTTATGACATCCTCTTCATAAGGATTATATTTCGCCATAATATCCTGACCAGTGATAGGTGCTTGCCCTGCATCATAAGCCGTGGCTGCTTTATCATAATATTGGCCAGTGCGCTGCATCATGGCCTTAGCTTCAGGCGAAATATACGCTTGTGCTGCGGCTGGATTACCCATCAGATTCTGCAAATAAGACATAACCTGCTGCATGGCAGGGTCGCCAGCGCCTTGACCGCTGCCCATTTGTGTTAGTGCGGTCTTTTCAAACTGATGTAACGGTTCAATACCCATCGGCATAACGCCGGATGTAGATGGCTGCGCCGGATTATTAGGCGCATATAGCACTTGTGGCTGCGGGGTTGACACTAGCTTTCCCCATGCCTCTGCTGCCTGTGGGTTTGCATTGATAGCCGCCATGCTTTGTGCTTCCGTGCCGCCTAGCGGAATATTAAAACTCTGCAAGAATTGATTGGCTTGTTCCGGTGTAACTGCCATTATTGCCCCGCCCTTCCGATAAGACTTGATGCGGCCTTGCCCGCGATATTGCCTGCAAGGGTTGAGCCTGTCAATCCGCTAACCGCTGGTGCTACCGCACCCGCTATAGGAGCGCCAATCGCCGCTAAGGCCGCCATAGGGATAAGCTTTTGCATTAGTGAGCGTGTAGGGTCGTAGATGGCATTGCCGCCTTGTTGGTATAGCGAGCTAAAGTCGCCTGTAGAAATCGCATCCAACGCTGCCTGTCTATCGAACTTACGCCCCGTGTACGGGTTAACGCGGCCAGATTCTGTCATCATAGCCGGTGTAAGCCATTCGCTGCCCTGCATTCTGCGGCCAGCCCTACTAAACATATCTTTTATATCCGCACCAATACCAGCCGCTTCAGCCGCACGTTTCCCCGCTTCACCTTGGATTACTTGACCAAATGGCGTCATATATGAATCGGTTTCAGCATTATAGCCGGGGAGTGAGCTGGTTACATCATTGCCGTAATTATCAATAACCACGTCTTTGCGCTGCATTTCTGGTGTAAATGGCGGTGTCATAGCTCTTTGCATACCTAAACGCGCTTGAGAGCCGAAAATAGGCTCCAATGCTTCCGCCTCGGTATATTCGCGCATGATAGGCTTAGGTCGTGGCATGTTGTATTGCGCCACAATATCGGGAAACATTTCTTTTAGTAAGAAGTCCTGAACCTGCCCCGGCAGCGCGTTAAATCCAGACCTTCCGGGTGTCGTTACTGTATCACCGGCCATTGCCTGCGAGTAGGTGTCAAGCAAATTCCCTGCTACGCCTGCAACCTTGCCTAATGTGGATTGTTCTTTTTCTTCAGCCATAATTGAATCCTACGAAACTGTAATTGCTATGCGTCCCCATTGTTTCACGTTGGATTCATTCGTGAAGGCCAGATATATATACCCGGAACTATAAACGAAATCACCCACTTTGTCACCCTCTGATAGCGGGTCGCCCGCAGATGGAACTGCTCTTAATCCGGTACGCTCGCGCCCGTTTTGTTTATTCTGTTGTAATTTATCAACTGTTGCCACGTCATTGCGGCGCTCAGCTATAATAGTCTGCACAGTAGCGTCATTGCCGAATAGATTCATTGTCATCTTAAACCACCCCCCATTGCCCTAAAGTCAAGCTTTGCGCCCTGAAGTGTCACATCTGAGCTACCAGAGAACTCTAAGGCCATCAACTTACCCGCCCCGCGCACGGTTTTATAGCCATCCGCTGTTGTCAAGGTGTAAGTTCCGTTACTTACCTCTGTTCCTTGCGGGGTTTCTTTTGAGTATATCTGAATATTAACCGAGCCGCTGCGATACATATCAGGCATAATAGAAGTCAGTTTAAACCGATTCACGCCGTTAATGTAGAAATAAGCACTTTTGGCCGACCATGCAAATTCAGACGTGCCGGACTGAAAATGAGAATAGGCATCCGACTGATTCATCATGTAAAACTGTGTATCAATGATGGCTGGTTTTTGACAGGATGTCCTATCTTGCTCGCCAAGCGTGAAACTGGATGGAATATCTCCTGCGCCAGAGTTAAATATCACATATTCGTTAGGGTTGTCACTTGAGCCGGTAGGAAAGTATAAATATGCCTGTGAATGCTTCTGGTCGGCCATCATAAACGTAGTCCAGATAGCGTTACGGTTTATATTTTCCCAAATATACTCGCCATTCTGCTCATTCTTGATAGTCTGGACGTTAGAGCCATTAAAGAAATAGAAATTACCATCCTCACCATACCATAAAAGCCCGTCTTTGTACTTACAGGCCGCATTCGGCGCAGCTATAGCAAACTCAATGCCTAGTTCTACGAAATCCCACTCACCCCCTACAAAGCGCAGTAAGTAAGGGTCAGGCGCAAAGATTACCGCCTGCTTTTCACCTACGGGGAAGCCCGATAATAGGCGGGATGTACGTTGAACCGTGACGCTGTAGGTCGTTAATCCACTCCAAACTGTCGCGTTTCCAATCTCTGAAACCTTCACCTGCGAATCACAGAGAGCCACTACAGCGTTATTCAATACAAACGTCCAGTTGCAGTTAGTCGGGGCATTCGTGAGCACGGTCGGGGCTATGTCGGTATCCTGATTCCAAAAATATATCTTTTGCCCGTCGCCTTCGTTGTAATCACCCGGGCAGAAAACAATATCGTTTCCGAAATTGTCAAAGGATGCAATGCGTGGATAGGCTTGCTCAGTGTCAGAGAAGCCGCCAATGCCAAAGATGCCAAGGCCAAAAATTCCATAACCCCAACCGCTATTTAATTGCTGTACGTCGATACCAGCCGCAATCTGGCGATAGATTCTAACCACACTCCCGCCGCCTGTAGTGGTGCTGGTCGCTGCGGTTGCCTCAAATTCAAACGTGTTTGCGTCCGTAACCACCGTCACGATATGCTCAGCATTCAATGTTGCCGCCGTTACCCCGCCCGTTGCCGTAGCACCTTGTAACATGAACCTGTCACCTACAGTAAAACCGTGGTCGGTGTAAGTTACCACAACCGCCGTTTCGGTATCCGTAACCGATAGCGGGTCAGTTCCTAATGTGTCATCTAGCGCAATAGACGAAGCTATTACCGCATCGCCGCCGCCTGTAGCGGTGCTTCCCGCCGTGGTGCCTAACTCTACCGTGAAAGTATCAGCCGTTGGTACAGTATCCACGACATGACCGATATTGATATAGGTTGCCGCCACGACAGAGGCCGCATCCGTCGCGCCGGAAAGCACCACATAATCACCAACCGACAGCCCGTGCGCCGTCCATGTAACGGTCATGGTCGCATCTGTGCTAGCAAACGACAGCGGGTCGCTGCCAAGTAGTTCAGACTTTTGCCCCTCTAATGGTGTGATATTGTATAAATCACCACGGAATAGTGAATAAAAATGGCTATGCGTGCCGAAATAATAGTAAGCGCCGGAGTCGGAATCACCGCCGCGCTTGCGTGCTGCCCATTGTGCGCGGCATATCCCCTCCAAATCACCAGCAACCGTCAAGAATGTTGTGCTGAAAAAGTTAGGCAGCGGTGTGAGCTTCCCATCGGGGAAATTTACAAGCGAAGTCTCCTCAAAAGCCGCTTGGCTGCTTTTGGTATTCTGCGGGTTTTTTATCGTGCCCGGTATATATCTAAAATCTGCTATCGGCATTACAAACTAAACTGCGCTACATAATCTTGGTTATTGCTAATGGTAAACATGCGCCCGCCACTAGCGCGGAAAGCCAATCCCGTTGGTGGGTCTGCCTGAGCCGATACATCAACACTCACACTGTCATAAGAGCCTGTCTGGACTTCCCATGCAGTGCCAAGGCTATATTGATAAATGGTGTCATTTGTCTGGCCACCAATATACATCTTTGTGCCGTTAGGATTGAAAGCCAAAGCCTCCGGCACACTTTCTTGCCCGAATATGTACAGGCTTTTGCTCGCGTAGCTGGCTGTACTCAAAACCCATCCACTAGATAAGACATATTGATAAACCCGGTTTGTGAAATTATCAGCCACATAGAGTCCGGTTCCATCGGTTGAGAATGCCATTGAGCCGCAATCCGCGCCGGGGCTAAGGGTAATAGTTACAGAATCATACGATAGCGTGTCCGTATCCCACGGCGTTGATAGGCTATATTGATATATTTTATCGCGTTGTGTTGATGCTGAGCCACCCAAAAGATACATCTTAGTGCCATCAGATTTAAAGAATATTCCGCTACAAAAAGCAAGCTGGCCAGTAAAATCAAAGCTCTTGCTGGCATAGCCGCCACCCGTTAAAAGCCATGATGTCGATAGGTTAAACTGGTAAACCTTACCTGTGGCGTTATCGGGAACATAAAACTTGGAGCCTGAGTCGCCAAAGAATATATCACTAGGCTGGGTCGCCTGACTTGACACATCAAGGTTAATGCTATCATAGGAGGCGTTGGCAATATCAAAACCACCACCGCCTGTGATAATACCGCCACCTAATCCCATTAACATTAAATGTCCTCGCCTAATCCCGTCCGGTTTGCGTAAAGTGTGATTGTAATGCGTTCTACCGTTCCGCTAATACTTGAAAACGTCACCGTCACGTCATCGCCTTGCGCCGCAGAATTAGCGCCCGTTGCGTTAGTGTTTTGCTCAGTTGATGTAACAGACAGCGCATCTAGGCTGGTCACGCTTGTGGTGTTTATTTTAATATCCGCCGTGGCTGTTCCAGCGTTGGTCTTATAATATGCACGCTCAATATCAAATGGAAAGCGCGTTGCCATGATTAGCGGGTAAGCAACACCATCTTCCGGCGCAATGATAGTCCACGTTCCAAACATACGCTCTACGCCATCCTGAGCAGCCAGAATGCCATTAATAAGGCTATCGGCATAGTTATCTTTAAACGCCGGGTCTTTAGGCGTCGGAATGGCGGGGGTTGAAAATGGCAGGTTAGTCGTCATGGTTAATACGTCCTAAATTGTCGGTGCTTTTCGTTTAATATTTGTGTCGCAATGGTTACTTCATTCAGGCTTGCGCTCTCCTGCTCCATTGGGCCAACGCGCATGAAGTAGGTTGCTTGTGCGCGCACAAGGTCAAACCCGTCATCGCCAAACCATACGCTTGTATCCGTATCAAGTGTCGGCAGGGTTTCGTCGCGAATGTAATAAGTGGTTGGCAGCGTGTAAACTTGGTCTGCCGTGTGTGAAAAATACAGTGTGCGATTGACTTTAGAATAAGCCTCCGGAACACCAGACGTAATCGGGTCTTCCAAGTAATACCGCGCTTCTAATTTTTTATAAGGGATATTGGCAAGCTCAGAACGCTGGCCGGAGCGGATTAGGTCAATTCGCTCAATGTCTCCATAAGATGCAGGAAAGCTGACGCTAGAGGAATCCAGCTCCAACGTCAGCGTCCCTACGCGCTCAAGAAACCAGAGCTTATCCTGATTTCGAGAGCGGAGAACTTGCCGAATGCAATCGTCAATATCAGTGTCATAAACTGTGTCGTTTAGAACCAGCTTACGTTTAACCGCATTACGAACATCCAGCAGGGTTGTCATGAATTACCCTTTACGAGTAATTCTTGGAAACCAAGCGGAAGTAAAGGTCAATCCAAATGTCACCAGCGGTTGCGCCAGTGGCAGGATTGGCAGTTACATCAAGCTCAAGCGTGTCACCTGTAATAACGGTCTGGTTTTTAATCAGGTCGCCATCACCAAAATAATTCACTTGAGACGCAAGGCTGTTCTGCAGTGCTACGGACATGGCTTTAGTAGTCAAAAGCCCGTCCTTATCATCTGTCGTGCCAAGCGTGTACGTGCCGGTTGGGGTTGCATTAGTATCAGCGTTAACACCATATAGCTGCACATCTTCTACAACGGAATAATAGCCATCAATAAAAGGAGTGAAGGTATAGCTATTAGTTGTCGCTAATGCTTCGGTTAGTGTGAATAGAACCTTTGTATGGCAGACCTTGTCAAGGTCACCAATGCGCGGCTCTACTACAAGAGTACCAGTAAAATCAGTCATCTCTTATGCTCCTGTGTGTACGTCAATGGTGTAGGTTGCCCAATCAGTGGCAGTACCCGTTGACTTGTTTGGAATTTGCGCTTTCTTGCCACCAAAAGCACCCTGCGCCAGACCGAACGATTTAACGCCCAGAGGCTTCCAGTTGTTGTCAACTTTAACAACAAACGGAGAGGATACATCTTTACCCGCGTTGATGCGTCCGAAGGCAACATCAAGCGCGTTACGGCCAAGGATGAACAAGCGGCGCGTATTAGCAACAGAAGAGGAATCAGCAGTAGAAACTGCGGCCTCAAAGTAGCTATCCGGCAGAACCCAGAACTTGAACGGAATGCCCGGCATGGTGAATGAGTGGATGATACCGCCAATCTCTTTGGCATCTTTTGCCTGAATCTGGCGTTGGTACACATCACCAAACACATAGTTGTTGCCGATAGACACGCTTTGGTTCATCAGGTTGAACAAATCAGACTGTGCAATAAACACACAACCTAGCTCGTTAACACTCTTAATGTTCCAGCGCGTCAGATTAGCGCGAGTCTTGCCAATTTCTGTGGCAGCTTTCATCAACATGCCAACCGTCAAAGTGTCAGATGATGTCAATGTCTGTGGCGTTTTTGATGCCACAAGCTCACCGGCAACCTGATGATATTCACCAGATGGCGCGATGGCTGCATTACCCATTGTCAATTTAGTGCGGTCAGTTCCCGTGATACCAGAAAGGTCAAGGTCAGGAGAGCTTAAGCTCAAGTTCGTTGCCGAACCGCCCTGAGTCATCAATCCCTTCAAGAACAAGTCAGCGAAGTAGTTCTTGTAGTTTTCTGGGTGGAACTTTTGCAGGTCAATGCTGGTCATTTGCTGGCTGAATGAAGTAGGACGGTCAAACTCAAAGCTTTTCCAGAACTTATTGATATTCAGCGAGCGGTTCCCGTATTTAGGAACGTCAGCGTTTTCATAAGGGTCGCCATCACCTAGATTAGGCAAGCCGCCCGGACGATAAAGATTACGGATATTGACTTCAACACCAGCGCCAGAAACTGTTTCCAGTTTGCGCTCTATATTGACAATACCCTCGTTTTTCATTGCTACCAGAATCTCATTCGCATGAGTCATATCAGTAGATAAGTCACTACTGGCCTGTGGTAGCACAAAACCCGTTTGCGAAGACGCAAGCGAGCCGATTGCTGCTACTGTCATAATATTACTCCATAGTAATAGGTTATTAGGTTAAATACTCAGCCTAAATCCCCATCCGTGGGTCGCGTACCAGCTCAATCGGCTAAAATATCACCGGTAATCCGCCGTTATCCCGCCGCGAATCGCGTAAATTATGACAGTTTATCCCGCACTGTGAAGCGTATTAGAGGTCAAACATCTCGCTAGGGTCATATCCACGCTTTTTGGCCGTGGCCTCGAAATTGTTTGGCCCCTTAGAACCAACAGGTGCTACGTTGTAAGACGGTTTGCCCGCAGTGTCTCGCAGCTCCTGCAGTTTATTAATATCAATATCATCCTGCTTTGGCAAGTCTTTCTTAGGCTTGTACCCCATAGCCTTGGCATACTCATAGACAGCAGCCGCAGGGTCTTGACCTGTTTCAGCAGCGGAAATCATCAACGCACTGGCCGCCGATATAGCCCGCTGTGCCGCATCTTCATCGCTCAGTTTCTCGCCCGATTGATTGGCTAGAAGTTTGTACTCTTGTGACTTCACGCTAGCAAAGTGTTTCATTGCATCTTGAATGTCAGGGGTTGTTTGCTTGGCGGCTACAATAGATGATTGAATGGTATTGGCCATCATCTGCCCGCGCAAGGCGTCAACCGATTGCATAGTCTTTCCTGAATTCTGTAGAATCTGGATGACTGTGTCTTTATCGACAATATCGTCAGGGTTAAAGCCATTCTGCTTTAAGAAGGCATCCTTTTGCTCTTCAGTAACATCCTCTTCGCTTTTGCCGGATAGTTTGTTCTTAAGTAAATCCTCTAAATTTTTATTTTGCTCCTGCAGCGCGGCAAGCTGGCGCTCTGTCTCAACCCGCGCAGCCTCTTCACGCCTTGCGCGCTCTGCTTCACGTTTCCAGCGAGGCTCACGCTTTTTGGGCTTTTCTTCCTCTTCTGGCTTTAGCTCCTCAGATTCTTCACCTTCGGACTCTTCCTCCTCTTCGTCAGGCTCGTCACCTTCCTCAACTTCTGTAGCTGGCTTTTCTTCAGATTCGGGCGTTTCAAGGTTTAAGGGTTCATCGAAAAACTCATTGGTGATTGCTTCCTCTGTCTGCTCTTCAACGGTTTGTTCAGCCTCTGGCTGCTTTTCTGCGGATTCGGTCATGGTGGATTCCTTATTGTTGCATTATATTTTCGACTGGCTTCATCATAGCGTTAACAGTTTCAACGTCAACCTTCTCAGTTTCCGCCATTTTCTTTGCTGCATCAGCCTGATATTCAGCAGATTGTGCCATATTTTTACGAATCTCGCTCAGCGCTTTCTCGATGCGGATAATTGCTTCGCGCTCACTCACATTTGCCTCGCCCTGCAATTGTGCGGCCTGCGCCTCAATCATAGAGATGCTGGCCACGCGCTCACGCATTGCAAGCTGTTGCTCTACTGGGTCTGGTGGCGGCGGAGCTTTGGGGGCTAGCGCCTCTTTTGCGTCACGCTTCATCTCGAAGCTAATCGGCATATTCTCAACAATGATAGGCGTTAATGCCGCGCGCTCCTGTTCTGGCAACAGTGCCGCACCCTCAATAAGCAGACGGAAATCACGCTTCTTGGCATCCTCTGTCGCGGGGCGCTCGCGCAAGACAGCCGTGTAACTACGGGCGAAGTTTTCTTTCGTGAACTTGATATAGTCTTCCTCTGAATGGTGCGGGGTGATGGCGCGGATTAGCCTTGTATCGCCCGTGTCAACCATTTTACGAGCAAGGTCTAACGAGATATAAGCCTGCTGGCGTAACTGGCTGTTGCTGCTGTTCATCACGTAAAGCAGTGCAACATTCATCCGCTCAACCATCGCACGTACTAAACCCTCGCCAGTATCTTTTGTAGATAGTGTGGCTAGAATTTCAGGCGGCACGCCTAACAATGTCGGGATGGCCTCTTTATACTCAGCAATCAGAGAAACAAATGCCTGCGTGGTGTCTGGTAAGCCAATGGAGTTCACAGAGCCATTTTCCGGCGCAGAAACAACGCTACGCTTACGACGCAACTGGTCAACTAATTGCTCTATACCATCTCCGCCGCCAGCTACCGCAACCGTGCCACCCACTTCTGCGCGCATTGCGTAATTGTGGAAGGCTGTCATAGCCTCATCCTGCATTATTTGCGCCTGTGCAGCGCTACGCATTAAGCCGTAGTGATAACCCAAAGTTTCGTCATAGAAGCCAGCAATAAATGAAAGCGCGTGCCCTTTCTGGCAGAATGACGGTGCCTTTTTAACTACAGTGCCCCGGATGATTTCTGCTTGTTGGTAGAATTTAGTCTCACGTTCAGAGCGCTCAAGCTTCTGGATATTCATTCCAGTGCGCTCGCGTATATTCTCAATGAAGTAATCAACCTCCTGAAGGCCATCTTTATCCAATGTCCATAGACTTGATTGTATCTGCACACCCAGAGCGTCACTCATTTTCTCAAGTAGCGCGTACACACCTTCGTCATTTTGTGCGGCTTCCTGAATTTGCTGCGCCCGCCCCATATACGGGTTTACTACGTCATAAACTTTCTTATGGTCATGCCAGTAATATTTATGGGCAAACTCCAGCAAACCCTCATTCTCTGGATTGCAGTATTCCAGATAATTCCACATGAACGAATCGCCACCGCCGTTCAGTTTCTCAGGGTCGATACCGCGCAATCGCAGGTAACTATCTAAATCCTCCAGCGCAACCGGGTCAGCGTAAGAACACCACGAGGCATGGGCGTTGATGTCATTTGCACGCGGGGCAGTGTCATAGGCCGCAAAGAACTTGCGCTCAATTGATGGCTTTCCGGCAGGCATCCCGGCCACCGTCGTATCAAGCTGCGTAACCACAGCGCCAAAGCCACGAGTTAGGGAGTCCAGAAACGCCACAGGGCGGCTAAATTCATATCCACCCTCAAATTCCACATAATCCTTAATATCGTTGCCAATGTCTATCTGCGAGTCAAACTCAAGGTCATTGGCTAGCATTTCCACAATCTTACCATGTTGAATGGCATTACCCACAATCGCGTCAAGGTATCGCGCCACACGGTTGATAACCACAGGCACCCGATAATTCTCTGCATCATCCTCAATAGCCATCCGCTGCCCTCTATCATAAGGCGAGCGTGGAGGGGTGACGACATGGCCATCCCTAATCTGGTACATTATCTGCGATTCTTGGCGCTGCGCGACAGTCGTGGAAAAGTAGTCGGTCATACGCCGGTTGAATTTATCTAAAATCTCATCATCAGAAATCATTGGCCGAGCGCCTTTAACAGTTGTTGCCTGTATGCGTCATTTTTATCCTTAGACCGCCACCAGTTAAGAAATTGACTTGTGCTGTCTACCATATCGTATTTTTCCGTGTTTGGGAAGCCCAGTATTTGTGTTTCATATTCAGCCAACCAAGGTGCTTGATTGGGCAATGATACGCGGCCCGCTTCCACTAAAAAGCTAGATGTCTCAGCTCTTGTTATTTTACTACCCTTAGGAGTTATCGCTATAACCGGCAAATTGGTATATTGTTTTGTGTCCTGTATAAGCTGTTGCCCACTATCCTTATCCTCAATCAATATAGCATCAGGCGGGTACATTGACGCAATTTCTGCAACCTTCTTTTTAAGTTCTGGGTATAGCATACGCTTATTAAAGACAAATTTAAGCATTGCCCTGTTGTTCGCATCATCAATCATCCAAACAGTGCATGCGCTAGGGTCGTTTCGCTCCTTGTCTTTGCTTGCGGTATCCCAAGAATGAATGCACTTTGTTACCGGTTCAGGTATATTGCTATGGCGCAGGAACCAGCTATATTTATACACGTCACCGTCTGGCATCATAGGGTTTTGCTGGTAAAGCGATTCAAAGTTAAGGGAGCCGAGTATTTTTCTGCGCTTCTCAATAAACTCTAATGATTTATGCTCTGGAAAAAGAGCCTCGCCTGCTTTGCGGTGCTTTTCATCCTCTGTGGCAATAGCTCTATATTTTAGAACCTTTATGTTAGGCTCAGCTTTTAATAGCCTTCCTATAGGGTCATCTACATGCCAGCGGGTCAGAATAGCAAGAAGCCCTGCATTTTCATCAAAGCGGGTAAAAAAGTCATCCGTAAACCAATCCCAAGTCTTTTCACGTATTGTTTCAGAGTTTGCTTGCTCCCTACCCTTCATAGGGTCATCAATTACGCCAAGGTTTAGCGTTTCACCCGTGATTGAACCCATGACAGTGGTGTTTCTGAATAGTCCATCATTGCCGCTGTACTCTAGCAAGTTCATGTTCATAGTGCTGCCTTTTGCGCCTATAACAAAATCAGGGAATACTTGCTTAAACTTTTCACTTCTGAATATACGGCGCAATCGCAAATTAGCCCTTGCACCCAGCCTATCAGAGAAGCTTGCATAAATAGTCTGAAGCTCAGGGTGCTTTCCTGATAGCCAAGCGATAAACTCAATAACCGCCACGCTTTTTCCATGCTGCGGCGGAGCCTCTATAATAAGTTCTGGTTTCTTGCCAGCTACAAGGTCGTCATAGAATTGCTGTAAGTGCCAACATAAATCACGCACAAACCAGCCTGTTTTAAGCGTGCGGCCTTTATTTACTTTCGTGCTGATGTGCTGCCTAAACGCATAAAATGATTCTCTAGCCTCATGTGCTGCTAGTATATCGAGCGCCTGTATCGCATCCATTATTTCTCGTAAACGTCAGTCGGCAACCCAAGCTCTTTGAGCTTAGCTATAACTTCGTCTATTGATGGCTCAACATTCTTAAATGCTAGCGGGTTCGATGAATCGCCGCCTAATGTCTGCTTATTTGCATATCCATGATTATTTGCCATGTCAAATATTAGGCCAGCAGTCGAATAGTCTTTAGACTCCAGTTTTTCCGCCTTAGATGCCTCTATTCTTACCTTGGCTCTTTTAATCGTACCAAAAAACTCTTCTTTTCCTGCATAGTTGCGAAGAGTTTCTGTGTCGCAGTCTAGGTGGTAGGCAAGGCTTGCCAGTGTGTAAGGGCGCTTGCTATCATCAGCATGAGCAAAGTATTCATCTATCTTTGCCTGCAGCTCTTCAGGCGATTCAAACTTTAAAGGACGCCCACCAGCCATTAGTAGCCCAAATTCACAAACGCATCAATAATAGCCTGCTCGGTCAGGCCTTTAGTGTTGATGCCGTGGATTAACGTTCCTGTGTTTTTGCCTTCGCTGTTCATAGCGGGCTTGGATAGTGTGAAATACTCGTCCTGCTTAAAAATAACCACGGCACCTAGCTGGCGCGCAATAGTCTCCGGGCTAACCACGTCATGAACAGGTTCAGCCACTTCTTTCACTACTTCTGTAGAGGTTTCTTCTTTTGCTGACGGGGCTTCTTTTTTCTTGCGCCCGCGCTTCTTTGGTTTTTCTTCCTCAACAAGAGGGGCTTCAACAGTAGGGATTTCTTCGCCTAAGATGGTTTCTTCAGTCATTTCTTTTTACCGCCGTTTGATTTCTTTTTACAAGCCATGCCGTGATTATGGCCGCAACGCCGCTTTCTGTCAACTGGTCATTCTTTCAGCGCCGTTTCAATCTTCCGTATCTTCTTGCGCAGGTCTTTCAGCTCTTTAGCTGGTGTGAGGTGTATTGTATTGTCTCACGGGTTGAGAATCTTTCCTTGCAGGCAACGCAAACACGCTTACGCACCACACAGAAGCCGTTGGTTTCTTCCTTTCGGCGGCTTTCGATTATCTTGCTGTTGTAATGCCCGCAGGTCACTTTCCCTCCTTCGGTATTTCCGGCTTTCTCACTTGCCCTATGTCGTACAGCTCACCGTTTCCGCGCCACCAGTCGCCCGGTGTGGCGTGACGGGTGCAGGCCTGTAACCATACGCTTGACATGATTAGAATGATTATAGGCAGGGGCATTATCCCCTCCACTCTGTAAAGTTAACTGCTGCGATTGCCAGTAGTATCAGTATCATGGCTGTCATTTTATTACCGTCCATATATAACCTGAAAACCAAGTGCATGGCTTAAACAAGTTAAACTCTACCATACGCTTCATGTAGCCGTATTCAATAACCCAATCGGCGTTACTGGTCATATGCTTATCGCATCCCACACAACGCCTCGGCAAGAAAAACGGACTTAGAAACCTCCTGTCATCACTCGCCTTATTAAGAGAGCCACAAGAGCTACATAATGCTCTATAATACTTTTCCATCACTCACTCGCTTTATTGTGGTTTAGGGTTTTTTCGATTCTTTTTAATGCGCTCTCGCCTGTGGTTATGCCTTTCGGATAATGCGCTATTTGTATGGCGTTCTGGGCAATTACGAGAGTAGTTTCCAGCTCCGCATTCTCTCTGCATTTCGCTGCATACTTGTCAGCCCATTGCTTGAAGATATCTCGCTGGGCGGCATGGCTGGCTTTGAGGGCGGTTAGGAGGTCTTCCATTAGATTTAACGCATCTATCGGTTGCTTCGGGTTGTTCGTCTTAAATTCCCATAGCCGCGCCTCTAGTTCTTCAATCGTGTTCATTGGTTTTGCTCCCGTATTTAGCCCTATTCAGAATAGTGTCTGCCACGCAATATAGCTTGTGAGCGACAGCCTCTAGTCCATCGTCTTGCGTGAACTCGGCCATAATATGCCAGTCATCGGAAAAATCTATTTGCACTCTTTTCGGGTCTTTTGGCTTATATTGCCACGTGCTGATATGGTAAAATCTAGGATTCATCATTCGCCTACCTTTTCCGCAATTTGTCCGCATTTGACGCATACGTCGTGGATATATCTCTTAACAACCAATAAGTCTCTCAAAGCAGAGGCACTCACACCACGCATTCCACTGAATGTATAGCCAGATGGCTCCTCACTGTATCTCGGCTCAAACCTATGGCCATGTATTTTGCAATCATGCTTAAACATCACTCACCCACCTTTTCCAAATCCTTGCCCGCCAGTATCTCTGCGGCCAGTTTGTCATACTGTTTTTGTGCTTGGGTTTTGTTCATTACTTCCTCACTCTCCAAATGCGTACATTCTCACCATCCTCTTGCAGGCGGCTTACCAGTTTAACACCGTGCTTGCGGCCAGTGGTTAGAATGTTGCCCCGTTTTTCCTCTGGCGCAAGAAAACTATCACCAACCTTTAGCCCTCGCAGAAAGCCAGACAATGAGCCTTCTTTCCTGCCACGCCCCTCTGGCGCGACTTCAATTCCTTTTTCGATTTTATACATAACGTTTCTCCTTTGTTAGAACCCTTTTATGCAACGGATGCCGCATAAGGTCAAGCATTAATTGCAACGAATATAAAAAAACCACGCTAAGAATAAAAAAAAGACCGCCGGGAACAAACAACCGACGGTCTAGTTGGGAGAGGTCATCATGCACAAAAAACCTATTGAAACACCATCTGCGCTAACGCCGTTGCGCTTATTGGCCTTCCATCCAGAATGAAGCCCGTTTTCTGGGTGTAGCGGATACGCTTGCCGTAAATCGCCTTTAGGCGCTCGGTAAACGTCATACCTTCCCAGATTGGCAGGTTGTAGGATTCTTCTGTAAGCTTTTGCATTTCTCTACCTTACCCGGTTGTTTCTTATTTGCAACAGAAAAGCCCTCCAAAAAGCAAGAAAACAGACTTCAATTGAAATGGGTCAGAATTCAACGGTCTATTTTGAAATAGAAACTGTTATAAAACAATACTTTACTTACAAATTCAATATTTCAATATAATATAATAATAATAATATATAACGCGCGCGTGAGATTTCTCCCCCGTTCTATACTAGACCCCCCATATTTCAATGAAATGGGCTTTTATTTATAAATAGCAATAACTTACGCCGTTGAAATGGCCGTTGAAGTGCTTGAATTTCAAAAGTTAACAAAACCTTAACAGCAAAAAAGGGATTCTGCGCAAACGGAACCCCCTGAAATATTGAATTATAGCCCAAGCTATTGTTTTATAAAGCGTATGATTTCAAAGTGCTAAATTGAAAAATAAGTAACCCCTTGTTTTTCTTCAATTCTTATTTCATCGGCTTCAATCAAGTCATTAAGCACTTCTACCCGTCGCATACGTTTCAAGAATTGCGTCTTGCGGGTTAAATCGCTTTTGGAAATCGTGCCAGCCGTTTTAATAATCTCTCTAACCCGAACATATTCGGCCTGCGCTTCATTGTCTGATAGCAGCCCGGCAAAGTCCATAATGCAGTTGTTGGAATACGAAACCACCTTAATAGCAGCATTCACATCCTGAATACCGATGGTGTCATCCTCGCATATGGTAAGGGCTACCTTTTCCACATGCTCAGCACAACGCGCATAAAGTGCACTTAACGGATATTGCGCCTCGCTAACCATCTTATCCATGTCGTTACGGTACTTATCAAATATATCCCACGCTTCCGGCGTAAACTTCACCACAACGGGAACGGCCAAGCCGCTATACGGCTCGTATTTACGCTGTGACGCAATCTCGCGTATTTTTGAGATAAGCCATGCAGGCGGCTCTTTCTTGCTTTTATCGTATGGCTGCCGCAACCCTCTGTCATGTGTGGCCATAACCAGCCAACGGTTTAGAAAGCCATCAATAACCTCACTGCTGGAACATGCCTCACGAAAGCGCTCTAAAACAGTGGAGCCGAGGCAGCAAAAATGCGGCTCTACAATATCAATCGTAGGATTCTTTTTGCTATCGGCATATTCCCTGCCCTTTAAAACGCTACTGGCGCAAGAGAATGTCTTGATAATATAGTCAATAATCTCCCGCTGATGCGTCCCTGCATTACGGTGGCTGGTATTAGACAGAAACCTACCCATTTCATCCATCACCCATATTGCCACCCTGCCCCTATCATTAAGCGCACGTAGAAACCCGGTGCCTGATGTAGGCTCACCCATAAGCTGTTCATCCATTTCACATTCGCGAATAAGCTTTCTCAGGCAGGCTTGCGGATGTTCTTTACCGCCACCTGTAGGGGCAAGTGACATCGCAAGCAGATTGGTTCTAAGGCCTGTTTTGCCTTCGACTACATGACCTTTCAGCATACCAACAAAAGTTAGCGCAGCGGCAAGGGAAAGAATAGGCTGTGGTCTAATGGCGCTGGCAGTAATCCAGTCGGCAATTTCACCCACTAAGCCATGCACTGAGAGTGGCTCGTTTTCTTGCTGCGCTTCCCGCTTATTGCGTTCATCCAGCGCCTTTATATAGGACAAATCCACCATAAAGCCGCCGCTTTCGCTTTTAGCCATGTGAACCCAGCCATTTTGCTTGGCCATGTGGATGATAGTGCCAATGGTCACGCCGTTATTCGTAAAGCTACGCCATACAGCCTGCGCTTCATTATGCACATAGCGGCTGCCTGCCTTGCGGCTCCAGCGATGCCACAAATCGCAAGCGGCATCGCCAAACTCATCACGCAAAGCCATGCCAACGCTTATCCAATCATCACGCGAGCAATCCGAGCTAATGAAATCAAGCATGTCCTCAGCATCAGCCAGCTCAATCTTTTCAAATTCAGACAGGTTATAAGTGACTGGCGAAACCTTGCGCACAGGGCGCGGGTAAAGCGCGTCCATCAGCTTATTAAAATCAGGGCTGAGGATTGGTAAATCCACACCATCAAGCAAGCCAACGCCATCCATCCAGATATAAGGCTCGCCCGTTTTGCGATGCGGGCTAGGCGGGATGGTGGTCAATCGCTTATGCGATAGCAGTTCTACAATCGGGCTTTTATCATCTTTGCGTTTCCAATTTGTGCTGGCCTCGCCGTTATATTTGTAAAAGGCTGTAAAGCCCTTACTGCCCTGCTTCCTTACTGGAGTTTCGCCTGCAAGATGATAGATGCGCTCGCCTTCATCACCATCTATATCAATATCAAGGCCGATAACGCCGCTAACCTCGCCGCAAACCAAGGCATATTCATTACCTGACCATTGATAGACCTCATCGCCGGGCAGCTCATTAAAGTATCGGCTCCACTCAATCAATGGAATCCCCTTGCGCAGTGGAACCACGCAAAGACCC